TGTAAGTAATTAAAAATACAAATATAGGATGTCCTATACAATGAGTGACAATGAAAACCAGACGTATTCAATCTACGTGGTGAATTTCCACGACGAGGAACGCAAACAGCGCATGATTTCCAGGTTCTCCTACAATGATTTGTCTGTGAATTTCGTGCCGCCAGTCTATCTGTCCGACCCGCGCATCTCCTCATACGACATCAGCGATTTCGAACGCCGCAGTTGGACCATTTTTTTCCAACACAAGGATTCTGTACGCCATTTCTACGAAAATACGACCGACGATTACGGCATCGTCTGCGAAGACGACGTCTATATCAGCAAGACATTGAAAACGGACCTTCAAGAAATCATGCGCGGATTCAGACACCATAAATTCGACATTCTCTTACTCGGCTATTTATGGCCGTATTCTCTGGATACGGACGAGAACCCTTATTTTCCGCGCGTTCTAACAGAAGCGACACAAACATCCCCTGTTGGATTTATTTACCGGAAATATCCGGATGATTTATGGGGTGCACACATGTATATGTTTACGCGAGAACATGCTCGCAAAATGCTGGAAAGGTATACTGCCGAGTATGCGTTTTCCTGTGTAGGAACGGACCGGCCGTTTTGCACCGACTGGCAATTCACGAAATGGGGGAATCGTGCATTGGTCGTGCCTATGTTGGGTGTAGAAGAAGGCGAAGTGAAGACGGACCATGAAGGACAGTCCGATTTTCATAGATGGTGTTGCGTCGCGAATTATTCGGAGGATAGATTTGTCTAAAAATTGATATATTTTTTTTTGATTATTCTATTTCACACGCTTCATCAGCAAGAACACAAACCATCCAAAACGCAAACTCAAACGCAACTACAAACAGTCAAAATGGACCAATTCATCATGCACGAAATCCCTAATAACCGAATGATTTCGGAAATATACGTGTACCCGCACAATGAAGCGATGAATGCACCGCAGTTCAGTATTTCGCTATGGTACACGACTCCTCGGCAGAGCATGGTAGTCAAGAATCTGCCAAAAGGATGCAGCGGTGTCGATTTATTCAACGTGTTTTCCAAAATGGGCTGGATTACGCATATTGAAATCGAACATCAGAAAACGGCCTACGTCTACTTCGACTACTGGTACTTCACGCCCGAGTCGATGAATTTGCGCGACGAAATGATGAAATGTTTTCCACGCGAATATAAAATGCCCGGAAACAAACTTCTCATCTCACCCAACACTGACCCTCAACTAGTCTATCAACCTATCATTCTTGGATAAATCGCAAAAATAAAAACCACAAAAAATAAAAACAGGGTTGGTTCCATAGTATATTCATCATATACTATAGAATTTTTTTTATTCATTTTCTATGTTTTGTCTATTGTATTGTATTTCATTTCATTGCATTTTCCATAGTATATGAATATAATATGGAATTTTTTTATTTTTTTACATAATTGTATTTCCACTCTTTAGTTGGAATATGCTACGCCCGCCATGCCGCTCATGACACGGAGAACGTTGTAGTTGACGGCGTAGACACGAACCTTGGCAGTGGCAACACCGGAAACAGTAGGAGAAGAAAGGACAAGCTGAAGGACGGCATTGTCGATTCTGGAGAAGTTGCAAGAACCAGAAGGCTGGTGCTCCTCAGGGCGCAGGGCGAAGGAGTAGACGTTGATTCCAGTATCCGGGGCACGGGTGTGGTGCTGGAAAGGCTGGACAACATCGAAATAGGAACCTTCACGCTCAGAGAAACGGTCTTGGCCGTTCAGCTGAAGCTTGGCAGTGACAACAGGGTTCTCACCCCAGCAGTGCATATCGAGGGCAGTCTCGGCAAGAACGAATGTTCCGGCATCAGAGAGACCAGAGGCACTGACACTACCGGCTTGAGCACCGAAAGGTGTATCAACAGTAGTTCCAGAAGACCATTGGGTGCTCTGGTATAATCCAGCGCCAGAAATGTCAACAGCACCAGCCATCTGGAAAAGACCAGCGGAGGTGATGAAGCTTCCAGAACCGGCAGTCTCAGCAGGTCCTCCGAAGGCGTGGATGGCGTTAGGAAGGGCATCGATGGAGTCTGTGTAGTTGAAAGGCTGGGCACCGAGTGTCTTGAAGAGGACAGAGTCGGCAGAAAGGGAAGCGCAGTAATCAACGTTGGCATCAGGCTGGACAACCCAGACAAGCTCCTTGACAGGGTGGTTGAAGTTGAGCTTGATCTTGTTGGAAGAAGATCCAACAGACTCATCACCAGTGAACTGAACTTGCTCAATGAGGTACTCATGAGGGTTCTGGGCCATCTTGCGGCGCTCATCAGTGTCGAGGAAAATGTAGTCAACATAGAGAGAGGCAGCAACAAGAGATTGTTGGTAAGCATTGCTGACAGACTGTGTTCCAGAGGCAGCAATAAGGGAACCGACAGCCCAGAGACACTCACCAATAGGGCGAAGGTCGAGGTTGATCTTGACCTCGTGATACTGAAGAGCAATCAGAGGAAGAGCAAGACCAGGGTTGCGGCAAAACCAGAATTGAAGAGGAACATAGAGAGTGGTCTCAGGAAGAGCATTGCGAGGAGCGCAGACCTGGGTAGGGGCTCCAGAGGCAGCGCAAGGACCAGCAATACCAGCGAAGGTAGGGTCAGTGATGTAGGTAAGCTGGGTGGTGTTTCCAATCAGCTTGAAGTACCCGCGTTGTTGCTCAGAAGACTGTGTGAGCTGGTTCCAGATGTGGAGCCAGTCACCGTATTGTCGGTCAATGCGTTGACCACCAATCTCAACCTCGACCTGGGCAATGAGTTGCTCACCAATGAAGTCCAACCAACGAGCATACACTTGGCCGTTTGTGGCCATGGAGGTGTTAATCTCAGGGAGAGTCACCTGCAGGTATGTGCGGTAAGCAAGATCTCCGTTTCTGGAGATGGTGCAGGTCACACGGCGACCAAAGTCAGCCTGACCAGAGAATGTCTGCTCAATTGACTCAATCGCAAAGTTGGTGTGGCGTCTGTAAGACACCTTCCAGAAAGTAATCTCAGGGGTTCCAGTAAGGAACACGTCTTGTGCGCCATAAGCGACCAGTTGCATCAGAGCACCTCCCATTTCGGTATATACTTGCTAAAGAAAAAAATCTGGGAAAATTACGTATTTATAAAATTAAAAAGGAATATTTGAAAATAAATCTTTATTTCTATTTTCAAATTGAATTTCCTAAAGAATGATAATCACAATATCTCTATAGAAAAGAATCGGCCAAACACTATTTTTTGACATATTTACGCAGTAAATCTTGTGTTATATGAGAGACATGTTATTTCTTATAAAATCCTCTAAATAATTGGCTTCGAATATTTCGCGTCGGTTCTCGTGTTTCTTTATGAAAATGTATGCATCCGAATCTTTGGATTTTTTCACACTCCATCCATGCTCGATTGCATTGCATATAAATATCATTTTCTGGAATTTGCGTTTGTCCATTTCAATATTGGTGTTTTTATGATTGAATGACATGCTCTTTATATTTGATGCGAAATCGAAAACAAGAAAAACACGCAATTTTTATGGTTTGTAAGAAAAAGATGTCTAAGATAAAATCAAGAATATAGAAAAACAAATCATTTTATAAAAAAGACCACCTAACCAATTATGAACCATCCTCCCCATCCAAATCCGAATCATTCCAACACAAAAACATATTCGATTGACGAAAAACACGGCGACCTACTCAAACAGTTCCAATCGAATGAAGAAGTTCTCATTCCAAAAATCAAACAGGAAATCGAGAACTTGAAACGGAAAGCAAAGAAACTGAACGTCTCTCAAATCGACATATATATGGACATCAAAGACAAAATCCATCAAAAACGGGAGAAAATCAAACAGTTGAAATTGGAAAGCAAGAAATACCTGTTGGAGAACTCGGCCTATATTTTCGACTATTTCGAGAAGAAAAAAGACATTTCCATCGGAGGCGGCAAACAAAACACCAATGTTCTCAATTCGTTCTTCAAAATACGTGCAAAAAATCAGGACGCCGCCAATCCAGAATCGAATAAATATACCCAGTCCAAACTCTCCTACAACAACTACTGGAAAAACGTGGAGAACGAAATCTTGAATTTCAATGACTACGTCGTTTCGTTCGACCGGTGCCATGCATGCGGGAAAGGCGAGCTCATTCCCCAAGACGAAGAAGGCATCATGATTTGCAACAGCGAATCCTGTGGGAAATTCGTCGTATATATCGTGGATTCGTCTAAACCCACGAATAAAGAACCGCCCAACGAAGTCTCCTACACGGCTTATATTCGACTCAATCATTTCAAAGAAATTCTGTCGCAATTCCAGGCCAAAGAAACGACACAGATTCCCGAAGAAATCATCGGCAATATTCGCGCAAGAATCAAAAAGGAGCGTATCCAACAGTGCGAGCTCGATTACGACAAGATGCGCGAAATTCTGCGGAAATTAGGTTACAACAAATATTTCGAGCACATCCAATACATCAATTCGCTGTTGGGAATCAAGCCGCCGATTATGAGCGAGGAGCTGCACGATACGCTATGTGTTCTCTTCATTGAAATTCAGAAACCGTGGGCGACCCATTGTCCACCGAATCGCACGAATTTCTTCAATTATGCGTACACACTCTATCAATTATGTACCCTGTTGGATCAAGTGCAGTATTTGCCGTTTATACCGATGATGAAAGACCGTGAAAAACAGTTGGAACAAGACATGATTTGGAAGAAAGTGTGCTGCGATTTAGACTGGGAATTTTGTCCAACAGTGTGATTTTGAGAAAACATGATTTTATTCATTATGAATAAAATCCGGTAAGTTGAGCTATTATTATTTCTTGTGCTTTTTTGTGCTTTTTTTACCACCTATACTTTTTGTTATCAATGTCTTTTTTGTTTTTTCTATGAGTTTACTTTTTCTTGTCTTTTTTGTTTTACTAGACTTTGTTTTCCTAGATAATGACTTTATCAATCGATTGCTTTTTACATCTAATTTTTCTGGCATTCTCATAATTTCCAATTCATCTAATTCCATCGGTTCTAATCGATAGACTGTTTGATTTGACGTTTGATTACAATGATCCGCACCTAATGCCGTATATGTTTGAAGTTCTCGTAATGTTAATCCTCTGGATAATTCTTCTGCCATAAATTTATGTATTTTTCCGGCTTCTTTTAATTTATAAAAGACCGAATTCGGTTGTTTAGTTTTCCACCATTCTGGTATTACTACCATTATTGACACACCTTTTATAATTAATTTTACAAGTGTTTTTCCACCGGGTTTCACGTACCTTTCATAAGAATTCCCCTGCCAATCTGCGGGTGTATCATCCTTACATTCAACAAATAATTTATTGAAAGGCCACTTGATGGCATTTCCAGTGAAATGATTATGATGATAAATGATAAAAGGAATATATTTACTATTCTCTTCTAAAAACTCTTTTGCGGTTATATCATCATATGCAATGGTGTCAAATACAATGATTTTCTTTAATAGGTCTGAATATTCATTAGTCATATGTGGTAATGGTGGTTGTGGTTCTTGACTAATTGGTGGAAGTCGTAATCGAAATCGTTCTACCGTTGCTGGATTCAAATTGATACAACCATGAAAAATGTCATTCATATTTGTAACATTACCAATATCCCAAGTTTCTAACGATTGATTAAAGTTTTTACAGTTGTAAAACATGTATTTCATATTTGTAACCTGACTTGTATCAAAATTCAATGGTTGATTAAAGTTTTTACAGTTGTAAAACATATGTTCCATATTCGTAACTTGACTTGTATCAAAATTCAATGGTTGATTAAACTTTTCACAGTCGTCAAACATGTATCTCGTATGTTTAACACGACTTGTATTAAAATTCAATGGTTGATTAAACCTTTTACACCCTAAAAACATACGGTCCATATTTGTAACCTGACTTGTATCAAAATTCAATGGTTGATTAAACCTTTCACAGTATAAAAACATGTATTTCATATTTGTAACTTGACTTGTATCAAAATTCAATGGTTGATTAAAGCTTCTACAATCGTTAAACATGTATTGCATATCTGTAACCTGACTTGTATCAAAATTCAATGGTTGATTAAAATATTTACACCCATAAAACATTGATGACATATTTGTAACCTGACTTGTATCAAAATTCAATGGTTGATCAAAGTTTTCACAACCGTGAAACATGGAATTCATATCCGTAACGCGACTTGTATCAAAATTCAATGGTTGATTAAAGTTTTCACAAATGTAAAACATTGATTCCATATCTGTAACATTACTTGTATCAAAATTCAATGGTTGATTAAAAGAATTACATCTGTAAAACATTTGTAACATATTTGTAACCTGACTTGTATTAAAATTCAATGATTGATTAAAGTTTTCACAGCTGTAGAACATTGATTCCATATCAGTAACTCGACTTGTATCAAAATTCAGTTTTTTATTAAAGTTTCCACACAAACAAAACATTTGTGACATATTTGTAACATTTTTAGTGTCCCAATTCAATGGTTGATTAAAGCTTCCGCAGTCCAAAAACATTTGTGACATATTTGTAACCCGACTTGTATCAAATTTCAATGGTTGTTCAAAACTGTAACAATCAGAAAACATTCTTCCCATATCTGTAACTCGACTTGTATCAAACTTCAATTCTCGATTAAAGTTGCCACACCCGTAAAACATTCCTTCCATATTTGTAACATTTTTAGTGTCCCAATTCAATGGTTGATTAAAATCTGGCCATGACCGAAACAATTCACTCATATCCGTCACTCTACTTACATCCCAATTCGTAATAATTTCTCCATTTAGTCTTGCTACTGATAATCTATCTCTAATATTATCATCTGTAATGGGCTCCATATATACATTATATACATTATATTCATAAAAATGATAGACAACCTATATTATTATACACA